TCTATGTATTCCATTTTATTTTGATTTGTGAAGAAAAGCAGCCGCTAACAACTTTCTTTGCATAATCCGCTACAATCATATTTACAAGGTTCACCACTTTTATAACATTTCTGTGAAGGCGCACTATTCGCTAACACAGTTTTGCCGACAATAGCTGATTCTACATTACTTTCAACAATTCGTTCTTTATCGTTCATTTGCTCTATATTTAAAGTTTGTAATTCTAAGAAACCAGCATTGCACCTTTTAAAGCGTAAATAATTGCATCTCTTACGGTGTGTAAGTCTTGGTAAGTTTGGACATCGTACATACCAGTTTTAATATCAACCACATCAATCAAAAACCTTTTTAAGTGGTCATATTGTGGCTTACCAAATCCATGGTCAGTTGAAATATAAATCCGTTTTCCTTTGTAATTAGCATTAAAAAGGTGTTCTGTGTAGTCAATTATTTGACGCTTTTGAATGACACATCCTAATACTTTCATTTTTATTTTGATTTGTGAAGAAGGGCAGCCGCTAACAAGGTATTAGCTATATGGCGGCTGATGTGCTTCGGTTAAACATTTGTTCTTAAATCAACTGTGGTTCTTCGTATCGGCTGTGGTGCTGAAAAACCGCCACATCGCTAATACCTGAACCGTTACCTGCAAGGCTACCACTCGAAAACCTCATAGTCTGTAAACTCTTCGTAAGACAAAAAATGGTTTGAAGTTTCCCATAATTTTGAGCCATTTTCAGGCTCTTTATTTTCACGCCAAAAACAAGCCTGTAAAAGCGTATTCTCAGGTGAATCAATCCTCAACTTTAATGCGCCACTCCAATGCTTACATCTAACCATTTTGCCATTCATCATTTGTTTTTTAGCCCATTTCCAAGAGCCTTTTAGTCCTAAGTTTTTGATAAACCATTTTTTCATTTTCATTCTATAATTTACTTTCCTGCTATTAATCCGCCCAGCAGGTACCAGCTGTTTGGCAAAAGCTGCCATAAAGTTTTGTGCGAAAATTGAACATCCGTTAGGCAGCCTTCGCCAATACCTAAAACGTTATCGGTAATTAAAAGAACCACCGAACTAAATCCATTCCGCTTGACTTATAATTTTGCTTCTGCATATCATTAAAAGGTATCTTTTTAACCATTGCGTCTGGTAATCTTAAATTAGTATATTGAGTATATCGTTCTAATTTAAGTGTTCTGCCATCGCCTGAACAAAATTGATAACAAGCTCCATTATAGAGAATGTAATCACCTTTTTTGACTGGATATTCTTTGCGACCAATCTTAACAGCCGATAACACGGGTTTTGCGTCAGCAGGGGTTTCGTTTTTCAAATTATCTGTATTCATATTATCAAATTTTAGTTTTTCAAATCAACTTTAGTGCTATCAAGCCCTGCCGAACGCAAAGCCCGAAACCGTTAGCGGCAAGGCTCGAAATCATTACAATCGTTTTTCTGTTGTGAATCATCTTTCACTGCTTTACCTAAGTAACCTAATCCGCAATCGAACTGGTTTTCTCCTTCGTTCCAGTACAGCCATTTGCACCTTGAACAAGAATGAACTTCACCTACCACAGTATTGCCGACAATAGCTGATTCTACATTACTTTCAACAATTCGTTCTTTATCGTTCATTTGCTCTATATTTAAAGTTTGTAATTTCTTCTAAATCTCTTTTATGCTTTGCCGGCATAAGTCTCCCGATTCTTACGATGTATTTTTCATCCTCATAATATGACCCTTTGAGCCGATTGAGGATATGTATAGAGACATTCTCCTCCTTACAAGCCGCAACCAAAGACCCGTAATATTTATGGATTCCGGTCTCTTTATTAAATGTGTGTACTACCTTTCGCATTTTAATTTTTTACGTGAATTAATTGAACAAAATTAATATGTGGAATATTACTGACCAAACTTTTTGTCATTTATTTTTAATATTTCTGTAAAATAATTTAGACCATAGCAAAATGTAACCAAATTAATTATAGTTTTCCGATTATATCTTCGACAGTGATCCACTTTTTACGCCTATCCATCCGGTTATTTATACGCCATAATCCCCATCGAAATTTGGTTATATACATATATTTGTTGCGCCGGTAGGCAAAAGGATTATCAACATCATCAAACACGTGTGTAGGATCTGTAGGGAATGTTTTTTGAATCAACCTAATGACTGCATCAACCCCATTGATATCAATATTCCTGCTTATCTTTAATTGCGACTTACCACCTTTTAAATCCCTAATTATTGTATCTATATCCATCTTATTCAGTAATTTTAAACCAACCATCTTCATGTTCTACGACATTGACGTCATACATGAATTTTTTTGATAATTCTTTATGTACATTCCGGTTTTCGATAGTAAAGCCGGAAGTACTTGCTTGATGCACCTTTACTCCTTTCAACTGATTATTATTAATCCGAAAGAAACAACCCTCTTTAGTAAAATTAAATTCAAGTTCATCTCCATATTCAAATCCTATTTTTTTTGCTAAAAAAGCATTAAAATAGATTGATGTATATGGTTTAATTGAAAAAATCTCTTTATTCATATTTTTATTTTTTTTAAAATGGTGTTAAATTAATATCTATTATCATCCCCTTTTCTGCGACAAAAACATTCTTACCTGTCTGCTGCTCAACTTCATTGATGAATCTTTTTGCATCAGAATTTGTGTCCGAAAGATGAATCAAAACAATGTTATTGACATTTGTTAAATCATTAGATTTCAAAAAAACTTTACAAGTCTTAATCGACATATGTGATTGAATTACTCTATCTCGTACAAACTTATTGCTTATCCTTAATTTCTCATCAATTATCATATCACAATAATTCGCCTCAATTAAGATATTATTAATATTAGCAAATCGATTGGGGACATAATAAGTATCGGTAATAAATAATAGATTCCCACATTCTGAATGTTTTATAAAAAATCCGCATGGCTCTTTTGCATCGTGCATCACTTTTACCGGGATGATTTTAAATTTGCCAACAAAAAAGGGACGATCAATTGTTATAGCATTGAGTCTATGACTTTTTATTGCCATGCCTTCAATCGTCCCTTTCGTTGCATAAACATTCATCCCATTTGTTAAAGCATCAGGAACACCTTTGCAATGATCTTTGTGTTCGTGTGTAATTAATATGCCACATACCTTTTGTAAGTCGTAATTCATTGCCTCTTTTACTTCATCGAAATGCACACCACATTCAAGTATCAAAGCTTCCGTTTTATTTTCTAAAATATAACAGTTGCCTTTACTCCCTGATCCTATAACTTTCAGTATCATGCTATCTGACATTCTCCCACGACTAAAGTCTGTGGGGTTCTGCAACACGCACAGCGCAACCGCTCACGTTATGTTGCAAGGTCGATGCCCTCAACCCGAATTTTTTGATATTCAATGCAGCGTTTAAATCTCTATTTAACTGATGTCCATTAGAGCAAACCCAATCTCTGTCAGATAGTTTTAGGTTTTGGTTTACATCTCCACACACATTACAAATTTTAGAACTTGGTTCAAACCTTCCAATTACACGAAGGTCTTTGACTTTATACTCTAACATTTGTCTAAACATTCCCCACCCACAATCATTTATAGATAATGCGAGATTATGATTTTTAACCATATTTCCAACTGCAAAATCCTCTATACAAACTGTTTCGTATGTTGTAGCGAGATACGTAGTTAATTTGTGAAGATAGTCCTTACGCTGATTGGAAATTTTCTCATGGAGCTTAGCAACTCTCAACCTTTGCTTTCGGTAGTTGTTGCTTTGCTCTTTTCCTTTTTGAAATTTCCTTGATAAGGAACGCTGTTCTTTTTTTAATTTATTTAAGTTTTGTCTAAGATATTTTTGGTTTTCAAAGAATTCTCCATCTGATGTTATTGCCAAATGCTTTATTCCCAAATCAACTCCTACAGCACCGTTTCCAGTTTTTCTTTGTTGAGTAGATTCAAAAGTTATTGAAACAAAATATCTTCCAGTCGTGGACTTTGATACAGTAGCGAATTTTATTGTACCTTCAATATGTTTGTCTTTAAAAAACTTAACCCATCCTACTTTGGGAATAAAGAATTTATATTCATCAAAATTAATCTTTACATCTTGTGGAATCCTAAAAGATTGTTTACTATGTTTTGATTTAAACTTTGGAAAACCTTTTTTGGCTCTAAAGAAGTTTGAAAACGCTTTGTCTAAATTAGATATAGATTGTTGTAGTTGTTGAGAACCAGAAAGATTAAGCCATTCAAAATCTTCCTTTTTCTTGAATGATGTCAACTCTTTCATCAAATCAAAACAAGAAAGTGTTTTTTTATCTTCTTGATATGCTTTAATCTTTTTATCCAAAGCCCAATTATATACAAATCGACAGTTTCCAAAAGATTGGTTTAACTTTTTGGATTGAGATTTTGTAGGATTAAGTTCGTATTTTATTGACTTTAACATATCTTATATAAACAATGCAAATATATAACTTTTATTTTAAACTACTAAATATTTTAGCAAAATTATTAACCAAATTCATCCCACGGTTGAAAACACGTGGGCTTTCTTTGACTTTAATTTGTAATTCGGTAATGTTCTGTAATTAAATTTTGCAAGGACTAAATCAGATTCGTTAATATCAAGTATTACATTTAATTTTACATCATAACCGACCCACTGATTTGATTCGTTGCATATTAATACATTCATACATTTAACATAAAATCCTTCTTTACCTTGAATCTCTTCAATAACTTCTTGGATATTATCTACTACAGGCATCCCACCCCACACACAATCTGTAATCTCTAAAAAATTGTGGGCTTTATCAATGTGATAGATATAATCCGTTTTTGGTACGTGTATCATTATTTTTGTTTTTTTTGTTAATACGATGGTGATTCTAATTCAACAACCTCAATATTATCAATATTGATAATATCATCGGTATTAGCATTCTCTGCAATATCATCTTGTACTGATTCTGATAATAAATCAACATTATCTTGTTCATCAGACGTGAATAATACTGAATCATCGGAACTATTAATAATAATCTTACAAGCTCGTGATATGACAGTTTTTAGACACATTTGATCCTCAAAATTCTTGTGTGCCGGTGATCCGCCTTTCATTACCCCCTGGTCCCACGATTTTTGAATCTGTTGAATAGACATTATCTCTGCAAATGTAGTACCGTCTGTCAACGTACAAACGGCATACACTCCTTTTATTTTACCTCCGATATTGTCTATTGAAGAAACATGACTTTTTATTTTCTTGAATCCATTTTCAATATCAATTTCAAATGTAAATTCATCATTTTCATAAATCACATTAGCAGCAATATTAGCCAATTTCCCGTACCGTTTTGCAATTGCTATTGTTCCCTGATATGAACGTTGACATTCTAATTTTTGTCCATAAGGGATAAAATATACTTGATTTTTTGCAGGATTAAGCCCATCAGCGACCATCTTGAATAGGGCATTGGCAATACTTGATTTAGTACATAATTCAATTAAAGGTTTATCTTTCCCTTTCGGTATTTCAAGAAGCTTGAACCAAGCCGCCTGTAATGCGTTTGAAGGTTCATAATTAGGAGGGATAACTAATTGATTCAACGATTTCAATTCGTTAATCTTCATCAATACCTGTGTTATTGTCTCTTCTTTAAAAGAAGATGAAGAAGTTTTTGCGACTGTTTTTTCATTTACATTTGTCATAGCTATTTATATTTAAAAGTTAATTGTTTATCTGTTGTGACATTAAGTTTTATAATTTGGGATTTTGTTTCTAAGAAATTGTTTGTACTTTCAGCATTGTCGATAAAGATAGGTGCATTAATGTTATTAAAGAAAGAAAGAGTGTTAATAATTGCTAAACCTGCATTTATTTTTGATGCAGTATTTGCTGATTCATAAGGAATTCCATTTATTAACGTTTTGCAGCACGGTACCTCCTGCCCATTGATTTGTGTCTCAAACATTCTAAATGTGACATATTCAAATTTACCATTTATTTTTTCTTCAATATAATTAACTCTTTGTTTTTCAAATTGAAGAATAGCAAACTCAATTTTTTCAAGCCTATTCAGTTCTTGTGCAAGTGTCGATTCTTGATGTTTTAGTTCTTCAATCCTTGCATCTATCAACTTGATTTGAGTTTGATTGCTTGATTTTGCTGATAGTTCATTAATCTGTATGTTAATATCATTTACCTCATTCTGTATTATAATCCTTCGCTCCTTCAATTCTTGTGTCATTGAATCTTGTGCAGGTTTATCTTCAATTCCTTTTTCAAGCTCAATGACATTGGCTCTTAATTCTTGTAGTTCATTATTAGTTGCTTTAGCGTCTGCAATATTTTTTTCTATATCCGGGAGTTCTTCAGATTCTTTTTTTAGCCTTTCAAGTTCAACTTTTTTTGATTCAGCCTCTTTTTGTGCAGCATCTAAATTCAAAGTCAATTGTTGTAATAAATCTTCTATCGTCTTTCTTTCCTCAACTAATTCTTTCCCCTCAAGAACATTTTTATCAAGCCGTAGCTTTTTAGAAGCATTGAAATTATGAATAAATTCATCTTTGTTTAGCCTGATAGTTTCTGCCGGTAATGACTGTTGACATGTCGGACACTTACAAGAAGATTCGTCAAAGTGTGGTTGTTGTTCTGTATTAATTAGCTTCCATTGCTCCCTTTTTTCTGTCAACTTACCTTCAATCTCGTCTGCTTTCAATAATCCATTTTGAAACTTTGAATTAAGATTGACAATAGAAATATCTATTTGTTCAATTTCTCTTTTTAATGAGTTTATTTCATTTTCCGGATTCTTATACGAAGCCCGGATATCTGATTCAATCTCTTTTTCAAGCTTAAACTTAGTGGTTTTTAACTTATATAAACGCTCTAATCGCTCTGTATATTCCTTGTTTTGCAAGGCTAATCGTTCAGTAAAAGAGGTTTCTGCATCAATGACCTGTTGCAGGTCCTTTTGTAAACTTTGTAGTTTTGTATTAAGAATTCTTTTTTCATCTTCAAGCCCTTTGACATAAACCGGATTGGGCTTACTTCTTTCTGCTTCGTCTATCCTTGAGGGAATAAACTGAATTTCATCCTTTATTCGTTTCTTCTTATTAGCAGTTTCTGCCTTCGCCTCTGCCATAGTTTTGCCATGACTTAGAATATTACCTATAATTTGAGAATGATCTGTTTCCATATCTGATTCTGAAAGAATTTCAGAATCGGTTATCTCCCCGGCCAATGAAAATATTATTTCCCTCCTTTTTTCCCAATGAAGTGTGTGGAAGTAGTTGACGTTTGTCAACAATTTGAATAATCCTTCATCAATCAAATCCTTAATTTTTGACTGATAATCCATTTGTTTCAGTGGAACTTCATTCCAAAAGTATGTAGTTTCATTCCCTGTAAACTCAAGATCATCAGACCCCCTCTTTTTCTGCCATTTTTCTGAAAGCACTCTTTTTAGAGTAATTTCTTTAGAATCAACATCAAGTACCAATTCTACAGAATGTTCAAGCCTTTCAATGATTTTACCTTCTTTATCATAGGTTTTTATCTCGAAGTCTTTCCGGTCTTCAATATCCTTTCCAAATAAGCACCACAAAAATGCATTTACGATTGTCGTTTTTCCTGTGGCATTGTCACCGGATATGTTGTTTGTTGTGGTATTGAAGTTAAACTCCGCATTGCGGATTCCCTTGAAATTAATAAGGGACATAGCTTTTAAAATAATATTCATATCTTTGTTTTTTATTTTTTTTGTTGATAATATTTTATAAAGTCTTAGCTTAATTCACTAAGACTTTTTTCTTTTCGGTGAATCAGTTCTATGAGATTACTCTGAACTTTTTCATTTTGAACCCTGTCGTGAACTATGTGAATAAGATGCTCTAACTGTTCAATCGTTTCACAAGAAGCAATCCACGATTCAATTATTGCTTCATTATCTTCTACCATCGTGATTTGCCGTTTGTTGATAATTGAATTTTATCTTGTATAGCTTGTTCCAAAATCTGGAGTTCGCTATTTGAAAGCGTATCATACGCCTCCCTGGTTATTTTTTCCATTTGGTCAACAGAACGAGCCATCTTAACCCGATTCAATAATTTTCTTAGTTGCTTTTTCATTTTTTATAATTTTTGTTTGTTAATTAATATACCACAAAGATAATACCCTTGCACTCTCTTATCCAAACTTTTTGCTAATTATTTTTAATAAAAATGTATTTATTTCCAGATCAACCCAAAATATAACCAAAACAATTACACTTTTTGACTATTTTGCGTATGATCATATTTTGAAAATTCACAAATAATATTAATATACTTATGTGAACAAAATATTAAATAATATATATTCATTAATATATAATCAAATAATATTAACATATTGTAAGCATTTAAAATTATCCGGTTCAGGTGTAACAAATGTTACAGCAATGTTACACCAATGTTACAGTACTGTAACATGCCTCAAATCCACGTATAACAAGGGTTTCAAAGTATTCTTCAATATAAATGTTACAGTGTTACAGTGAATTAAAAATTTAAAAAAAATATTCGGATAAAAATCAAAAAAAATAAAAAAAGTGTAACAAGTGTAACATTTTGAATATTATAATATGTACAATTGATGTGTATCAATACATTATAATAAAAACAGGTGTAACATTAGGTGTAACATTACTGTAACATTTACTGTAACATTTTTGGTGAAATTGGTCATTTTCTCCAAAAAATAGTTTATATTAGAAAAATATATATATGTTTTTACAAGTTTTTGCCAAAATTAGAAATTATCAAATTAAATATTATTATAATATGTTAATATTATCACAGATAGGTCAATTTATATTACATTTGCCTTTTAAACGCTCCTCAAGCATGACAGAAAAAATTAAGATATACGATAACAAACGAAGTGAGGAGCGTTTTTTTATCGGGCACAAGGGGAGCGGAGTAATCTTTTTCACTCGAAATTGACAAACCTCCCCTTTTAATTTTTTGTTATGAAAGAATTAGTAGGTTTTTATCTTAAGTATTTAGAAGGTGATTTCTCATTGACTGTAGTCGATGACAAAAAAGCGTCGATATGCAAATGGACCGAATTACAAACAAAGAAGTTAAATAAGGATGAATTTACAAATATATATTCATCACCAAAGGCTCGAGGAGCAGCATTGATAACCGGTTATGATAATCTTGAAGTTGTCGATGTTGACCTGAAGGTATTCAGTACTACGCCCGAAAAAGAAGAATTTTGGAATACCTTATTATCATTATTGCGGGAGGCAATTTATGATTTCGATAAAATATTTTCGATTTACAAAACAAAAAATGCGGGCTATCATATTCTTTACAAAACAAAAAGATGCCAACCATCTCAAAAGTTAGCAAAACTTGAAAATCATACTCAGGCAGTTATTGAGACTAAAGGGAAAAAAGGGTATGTTATCATGTACCCGGACGGTTGTGTTAACGGTATTGAGTATAAGGATATTCAATATATCAATGATAAGGATTGGAATTCATTAATGTTGATATGCAAATCATTTGATTATATTATTGAAGATAATATTATTGTTCAACCTAAACAGACAAAAACACACAACAATGGTATCACACCATTAGACGATTTTAACTCGCAAAATAAGGTGTGGGATGTTATTAATGAAGAATTTACAATCGTCAAAAATCTAAGTGATAGGTTAGTTTTAAAAAGGATTGGTTCAGAGAATTTTTTATCAGGTAGCATATTCAAAGAATCAGATCTATTATATTTATTTACAACAAGTACCATTTATCCGGCAGAAAAAGGGTTATCTGCCGCTGCCGCATACGCATACAAGTATCATAACGGTGACTTTAACAAAGCCGCTAAAGACTTGTATAATCAAGGTTTTGGGTCACGACTTGAAAAGGAATACAAGGAAAAGGAAAAGATAATAATTAATGAAAATATTGATTATGAATATAATAATGAGGACATTATATTTCCAATTGATGTTTTTCCACTTCAATTCAAAAACTTCATCCTACAATGTAATGAAAGGCTTGATACCGTTATTGATTATGCGGGATGTAGTTTGCTATGGGCGGTATCTTTGATAATCGGAAATAGTTTACAAGTGAAGGTAAAAAATGGGTGGTATGAGCTCCCTGTCGTTTGGTTTTCTTTAGTAGGTAATCCGGGTATTGGAAAAACTCCCTCTATAAGATTAATGTTAGCACCGTTAATAAAGGAAAACAACAAAAAGATTAAAGAATACATTGAAAGAAAAAAAGAATATGATGCGTATGAAAAGTTATCAAAAGCGGAAAAAGAGAAACATATAGACGTTGAACCACCTTCAAAAAAACAAAACATAGTCGATGATATTACAATGGAAGCATTAATTGACCTACATGAAAATGTTCCTCATGGAATAGGAATATTCAAAGATGAATTAGCAGGGTGGCTTAAAGATATGAATAAATACCGGTCCGGGTCAGATCTTGAAGCCTGGTTATCATCGTGGAGCGGTTCAAGTATTAACATTAACAGGATGACACGTCCAGGATCTTTTGTTGAAAAACCATTTATGCCGGTAATTGGTGGAATACAACCCGGAATATTAAATACATTATACAGCGAGGATAAGAAGGATAATGGGTTTATGGACAGAATGTTAATTTCATTCCCGGAAAATATAGTACCACTTTATAATGATAAAGAAATAGATTATGATGTGTTGAAATGGTATGACATGGCAATAAAAAAAACTATTTCATTAATAGAACAAATTGATGATGATAGGAATAAAGTAGTTTTTTCCACGAATGCAAAAAAGATGTGGATAGATAAATTTAACGAAATTAGCAACAAACAGAATTCAGAAAATGAAAATGAGTACTTTAAGTCGATGTACCCAAAACAAAAATCCTATATCCCTCGTTTTGCACTCATTCTTAACGTCTTATTTTGCACCATTGACGATAAATATAGTATTGATGTAATATGTGATAAGGCGATGGAAGGGGCGATAAAATTAAGTGATTATTTTGTCGCTCATGCCAAAAAGATAAAATTTGAAAAAAAGGTTACTGAAGACATGGAAAATGTAACGAATAATCACAATTCGATATATGAAAAAGTCAAAGCTGCATACAATAATGATAACAACTTCAATAGAAGCAAATTAGCAGACTTATTATCAGTATCACGCATTACAATTATCCGTTATGTAAATGAAATAAAAGATGCGCATGAAGGTAAGTATTAATGATATTGTTATTGGGAAGATGCAGGGTGAAGATGTGATAATTATAAAATCAGTCGATTTGATTAATGATGACGGCACGTATTTTAGAAAAGCAAAAGTGAATGAAAAACTTGTCGAATTGATAAAAGAAGAATTATCCTCATTTGACACCAATCCTGCTGAAAATAGGATTAATAAACTTCATTATATGAGCAATAAGAACCCTCTTGTAATAGATTTGGTGAAGAATTTGAAATTGAAAATATGTTAAGGGATTATCAACTCAATGCTATTGAATCAATTGAAAAAGAATTTGATAATGGTGGGAATAGATGCCTCCTTCAGATGCCTACCGGAGCAGGGAAGACTTATGTTTTCTGCGAACTTGCAAAACGTTCTTTTCTGACTGAAATAAAGAAAGTATTAATTATTGTACATAGGAAAGAATTATTAAAACAAGCATACGAATCATTAGGAGAAAGATGTTTTAAAATTGAGGCAAAAATAAAAAATATTAATCCAAATTATGATTATTACGTCGGGATGGTTGAGACGGTTAATAGGCGGATTCAAAAACTCCCGGAATTTGGACTTATTATTATTGATGAAGCTCATATCGGGAATTTCAATAAATTAGACTTCTTCAAAAATGAAAGCATAAAAATTGTAGGGGTCAGCGCCACGCCAAGCAGCAGCAATAAAATCTCTCTATCAGATATGTATAAAAAAATAATAATCCCAACAAGCATATCTTTTTTGATTAAAAATAATTATCTGGTCGATGCTCATACCTATTCTTTTGAAGAACAAAATATTAAAAATGCAAATTTTAAAACAGATAGGTCAGGTGATTATAATATTGACCAAATGTCACAATTTTATGAAAAAAGAGGCATGATAGAAACGGTAATTAACAATTACTGGAAACACATACCTGGTAAAAAAACAATGGTATTCAACACATCAATAAAACACAATAAAAAGGTACATGAGGCATTTTTAAACGAAGGATTAAAATCATATTATGTAGATTCTTTAATGTCAGATGAAGAAAGAGACGAGAAAATAACTTCCTTTATCGAAGATCCTCACGGCATAATGAATAATGTAGGAATCTTAACAACAGGGTTCGATTGTCCATCAATAGAGGCAATAATATTAAATCGAGCAACAAAAAGTATTAATCTTTATTACCAGATGATAGGTAGGGGCGCACGCACAGCAAAGAACAAAGAATATTTCACAATCCTCGATTTAGGCAATAACGCAATTACGCATTCCCTTTATTCTTCTAATGTAGATTGGGAATATTATTTTAAAAAAAGCAAAAAGGAAAGCAATTCAGGGAATGCTGCTCCGACAAAGACATGCCCAAAATGTGGGGGCGTCGTCTATATTAATGCAAAATTATGCCCACTCTGTAATTATGTATTCCCAATAAAAACACCGGCCGAAAGGTTACAAGAAAAACTTGTAAAATTAAATGCCGATGACCCTATAAAAATAAATATAAAAGGATTGATTGAGATAGGTAGTATGAGGGGTTGGAATGTGTATGCATATCCCTACAAAATAGCAGAGCACCTTCTTAATTATCAAAGAAAACATAAAGATATTATAGATGATGATACCCTAATAGCTCTTGCAAACCCTTTTTTTGAGGAATGGTGTAAAATAACTGGAAAGGGAAGAACGCAATGGAATAAGGATTTTTTTCACAATGCAATAAAAAAAGTACAAAGTGAAAAAAAGTGAAAACAAAATTCAAGCAGAATGTTACATGTGGTATAACAACACTTATTGCCTCAAGCAGCAAAAAAACAGAGGCATGATGTTTTCAATCCCAAATGAACTTGGCACAACAAATGCAATAAAAACGGTAATATCAAAATCAATGGGATTACTTGCAGGCGTAGCAGACACAATCGTCATCCTCCCGTCAAAAGAACTTGTTTTTGTCGAATTTAAAACGGACGTAGGCCGTCAATCCAAAGCGCAAAAAGAATTTGAAAAGCGTGTTACCGATTTAGCTTACAAATACTTTGTTATTCGATCATTATCAGAGTTTAAAGAATTAATCATAACTTTGTTAAAAAATATAACATGAACAATTTAGCAACACTATTTATCAAGACAGAAACGATTAAGATTCTTCTTGAAACCTTACAAAAAAAAGGTTCTAAAGGCGTTGAATTGACAATCTCAACGTCAGACAAAAATAACGACTACAACCAAAATGTGTCGGCATGGGTAGCACAATCAAAAGAAGAAAGGGAAGCAGAAAAAAAGAAATTCTATGTCGGCAATGGGCGTGTCTTTTGGGGTGATGGCATTGTCCCAAAAAATGAACCAAAAGAAGAAGTTAATGACACAATTTTTGTAGGTGATGAATTGCCATTCTAAGTTATGATAGATAGAATTAAAGGGATAATTAATGTATAAAGGAAAAAAAGTATCTTTGCAAGAGAGAAAAAAACAAGCGGCAGAAGCATAAAAGTAATGCGCTTGACGTTCCAGTCAGGAGAAGGGGTGCGATACCACCCTGCCGCTCTAATTATTATGAAACAAAAAAAACGCATATCAAAAACTGAATCCATTAAGCAGATTTTAAACCTGCTAAGGAAAGGGTATGCGACAGAGGAGATATTGGAAGAAATCAGTAGCAATTGGGTGTTACCTGAAACGACATTCTATAATCATTTTAAAGAAGCCAAAAAAACATATAATAATGAGCTACAAGAGCAGCAAAAGGAGATTGAGGTAGCAAGAGCCGCAGAGGTAAAGAAAGCCACTCAAAAAGGCTTAAAATCGAAATTTGAAAGAGATGTAGAAATTCAGGACGAAATAGAACATTACAAAAGCGTTCTTTCAGGCGAAAAAAAGGTATCATTCATCTTAGGGCAAAAAGTATCAGCAACAGAAAACCTACCTATCCAACTCGTCCTACTCGTTCAGAATACAATAAACGACCTGCGCAAAGAATTAGCAAAAAGATTAGGCGAATATGCCGCTACAAGTATTAAAGTAGAAGAAGTTAAACCTGATGTCACATACATGACATTATCCGAGCTTGACGAAATGGAAAGGAGACTAAATGGAACAAGCGATTCAACGTAAAGGCGAACTTGAAAGAAAAATAAAGCAAAGACAGTGCCTTATTTCATTGCGACGTTTTTCTGAACACTTTTGGAATATCATTATTGAAAATGATCTTGTTTGGTCAGAACACATGTCAATAATGTGTGATGAGATTGAAGAAGTGTATAAGTTAGTTTTCCAGCGGAAACCAAAAAAACATGACCTTATAATAAATATACCACCCGGCACGTCAAAGACGACAATATGTTCTATTATGGCCACCTGCTGGGCTTTTGCAAACATGCCTGAAATACGAATACTTGTAGCGAGTTATGCAGATGACGCTGTAATAAGTATAGCAGATAAGATAAAGCTTATATTGAATAGCGAACGATACAAAGAGCTATTCACGTGGGTAGCAATACGGCATGATGTCAATAACAAGCACAATATAAAGACGACAAAAAACGGTGAGTTATATGCAGCGTCGGTAAAGGGAACAATTACCTCAAAACACTTTGATATATTGACAGTTGATGACCCAATAAACCCAAAAGATGTAGATAGCCGGAGCGCAATTATTGCTGTTAATACAAAGTTTTACGCTCGTACATTGCCAACAAGAAAGGTAGATAAGGAGGTTACTCCGACAGTAACGATAATGCAAAGATTGGGGGTTAATGATCCGACTGCATATCTGATTGAAAAAAATAAGGAAGGAACAAGACATGTAGTCCTACCGGCAACAAATGAATACGCCGTTAAACCGGAAATATACAAAGATATCTATGTTAATGGGTTACTTGACCCTATAAGACTATCACAAAAAATCCTTTCTGATGCTAAACGCGACTTAGGGTTAACAGAATATGCAGGGCAGTTCGGTCAGTCGCCTGTTCCATTTGGTGGGAACATAATAAAAGATGGGTGGATAACTATTATTGAAAAGACTGATTATTTTCTAAAAAAATCTTTGGTCTTTAATTATTTCCTTGACACTGCATACACGAAAGACACAAAGAATGACCCTACCGGAATGCTAACTGCAACGATAATAGATGGTGATCTGATAGTGTATGATTATTGGGCAAAGCACCTTGAGTTATTTGACTGTGTGAACGAGATAGAGAATACATATAATGAAAAAGGGGATATAAGAAGTAAGGTAATTATCGAAAACAAAGCCTCCGGCATAAGTATCAACACAGAATTAAAGAGAAAGTTCAAAAACAAGATGAATATTTTCTTATACAATGTGAAAGGTAAGAAAGAGGATAGGCTACGCTCGTATGAAGGGTACTTTCAATCTGGCAAAGTAAAGCTTGTAAAAGGGGATTGGAATGAAGCCTTCATAGCTGAACTTACCGGATACCCTGATGTCCCACATGATGAATCAATCGACTGTATAACGATGGCACTTAATTATTATCTTGTCAATGCAAGTCGTGGACAAAGAAAAATGGAAATATATTAATGATTATTACCTTTTAATTGTACTTTTGTGAAAAAGAATTAATAATGGAAAAAATAACAAAAGCTCTAATCGAGGAGATTAATGACATTACCTCTTATTCCGACCTCATTAAATTGCAAAAATTAATTGATGTTGTAATTAATAACGACTTTAGGAATTCAGAAAAAATAAGGAGTGCAGTTGCAGAAACAAAAAAGAAGATTAACACGACTGAACTAAAAAATAAAGAAAACAAATCTTATCGTCCTTTAGACTTTAAAAGATTGAGCGACCCTGATTATAACCCTTACGCACGTAAACAACAAAAAGAAATTGAAGAAGATGAAGGCATTCTTGAAGTGGAATATGAAGACCCTGAGCAGGAAATAAAAAAAGAAACAAGGGGACGTAAACCAAAAAAATGATAATAGCAACACTTACAACGCCAAATGGAATTAATGTATTATTAAACATACCGGAATCGGCAAAAGAAATACCATTCTCAAAGTATGTCAGTGCAAACATAGAGTACATTAGTATTTGCGAGCGATTCGACGAAACAAAAAACAATTATTCTGGAGCACAATTAAATGATATTGTTCGATTTCTTTCATTTGTACTTGATGTCGATCCAAAGGAACTTTTAGGCTTGAAAGTCGGTAACTTAAATGATATTACAAATAAAATCGCCAAAGGATTAGATGCTAAAGGAACGTGGGAGGAAGTTGACATTACGTTATACTTGCTATTCGATTATATTTCAAATATTTTTGCCGTTGAGGATTATGCGAGTAAGAAAATAAGTACATTTGAATTGAACGGCAAAAAGTACAATGTCCCAGAATACTTTAGAACTGCTTTAACGACCGGGTCATCAGAACTAAAAGCATGGCAGGGTTTAGAATGTGCAGAAGCCTACCGGCACATAAATCAATATGTAACATCAATAAAGGATAAATTAGGGGATGAAGATATTTATGTAAGTAAATTAAGCGATGATGAAAAAGATCAACTCGCACAAATTACATATAATGGCTATATGAGGGTATTAGCCTGTTTAGCACAGGAAGAAGGCACACACTTAGCAAATATAATAATGTCTGGGGGTGCTGATGTAAGTGATTACATAGAAAGGAAGGCAAATGAATTAAATCAAATTGATGCAGATACAGCGTTAGCAGTGTTTTTTTTTGGTCTGAATATTGGGGAGACATTAATAAATCAGCTCGTTATGAATATGCCTTTAACCCTCCACAATCAACAACGCCAATAACTTCCGATCAATTAAAAGGTATTGCAGAAATGAGGGCGGCTGCGATAGCTGCATTTGAAAGAGTAGGATATCATGCCTTTATTTTTAAGGCGTTGAACATAAGACTGTACAATAATTATATGGATGCGTTAAATGATAATTTTAAAAATCTACTACGAAATATACACCTATTCAATGGCAGTGAACATGTATGATATCACTTCCTTATTATCCATCTTATAGCTGCCCTTGAAAGTCCATACTTAATAATAAGCTGCCCTTCGCTCATCCCTGCGTTATTGTCGTCAATAACAAATCGTCGGACTAAGCTGTTGTAAGGGATAAAGGCAAAAGAATCTTTTTGCGAGCGTGTTACAATATCGACGCACAAGATTAATTTTATTATTGTCTCCCTCTTAGGGTGATCTTCGCTATAATCATTGATCATTCAAAAAGTATTTTTGATTCTTCTTTAACTTAAACTTATCGTACAAAGATAAAACAGCATTACCACAACAATAGCTAACATTGCTAAGTTTGTATTTGTCATGAATGTTAATCAATCCGGCATAATTAAAAGAATCTATTAAAGTAATTATATGCTTGTATTCAGATTTTGGGATTCGTTCCCAATGAAATTCTGCCATTTTTTCACGAGTTTAGTCCTACAAAATTATGATTAAATGTTGATATAAAAAATATCTGTTTCACATGCTGCATATTCAACGACCCTTTTCAAGAAAATAGGTGTGTCCAAAGGTGTGTTTTCGTCCCACAATTGCCATTCTGATGATGCAGAATGCCGGTAATAAATATGGTCATATATTACAATTTCTTGTATTACGTCTCCAATCCTGTACGGTATTATCTTACAATCTGATATTTCGTTATAAGATAATTCAGGTGTGTTCAATGAACAGTCAAATTGAGTAATAGGAAATTCAATCTGTCCATCCCTTATCATGTCAACGCATCCACCGACATAGGATTGAACAAGATTAACCTCAATTAGATTGACACCTGATAATGAACACAAAGGAGTTGAATAAGTTAGCCATGCTCCGCCGTCGATGCTGTACGTTATAACGGATGTATCTATTGTTGAATTTACCTGACTATTATCTACACTTATTGTAAGGCAACCTGTTACCGGATTGAAGTCTAAAACCAGTTGTGGATTGTTCTGACAAGGAACGACATAATAAGTAAATGTTAGCGGAGCGCATTCACCGTCGAATGTTACTGTAGCCTGAAAGGTAAAGTTACCGGTTGGATTACAAAGAGTATCACCGACGGTAAAGTCATTGTCATCATCGTATTTATAAGAATAATCTATTGTAAGAATTGTTAATGGCGACGTTCCAACAACTTCCGCAGTCCAGCATAATGAATCTTCAGTTACCTGTAAATTCAAATCTCCATAATCGCACGTTGAACGAGGCTCAAGTGGTTCATCATAATCAGATTGCCCGGTCAAGTTGCCTTTTGTCGGTACAAGGATTAAAGGCGTTGATATACCACTAACACCTCCGTCCCAGTCTTGAATTTCAAGAAGTCGCATCGGATAAGAATGTCCGTCAATATCGACATTTATTATGTCTCTAAAGCCTATATCTCCGACGTCGTAAACTAATATGTTATGTTTTATTGAATCTTGAATAAGCTGTAATGAGCTTAGCCAAAACATCTTAAACAAGTCTTTTAAATCACCGGACCTATTGCCGTATATAAGGCATTCTTTAATTACTGTCCCGTCACTATTAACAAGATTGGCGAGGTTAAAGGAATACCATGCAGTGGTATCATTGCCGTTGTAAATTAATCCTGGTATCATTAAATCTCCATTCTCCATTTTCCTACGAACATTTTTGTTCCCGGCATAATATAAAATTCTATGACCTACGTTGAATGAGTATTCTCCATTTTCATTGTCAGAAATATAAGGTAGGTCATGGGCTGCACGTCTTAATAACGGATCAGGGTCTGTTAAGTTATTGATAAATGTAATCTCCTTATTGAGTGTTGCCCTAAATAACGGATTGCGTGATATTATTTCTTGTGAATAACCCCCCGGATTAATCGTTTTGAAGCCGTCAAATATTTGGTAATCTTTGCCGGGGATATCAATTGCAATCCCTTTTTCGGAAGTTGATGCAAAACCGACCCGAGTGTTTTCTGAAAGAACCGTTTTTTCAAAATTCCGTTTAAGGCTATTGGGAACTACCTGTTCTGTTATGTCGATAAATGTATCCTTGTAAAATCCTTCTATTTCTGAATCGTCAAACAAATTGCTTGTTAATGTTGGAAATAAATAAATATGACCGCTATTCCTTTTGTAATACAATTTAGCATCAAAAAGGTGAACAACGCCTTTTAATACGTCTAAAAATGAAAGATTTGGATCTAATTCATCAGCCATATTAATCGTATCCCCTTCACTATATAATGAACGTTCAGGTATTATACTGAATGTGTTTTGAGCCAACAATTTTACGTGAATTGTATCATCTGCATATTGTTCTGATTCGACATAAAGTATAGATAATGGAGGGATTGTTGCATTTTCAATTTCACAAATTACAGTAACTATTAAAGGTTGATAAAGGGTATTGTAAACCACCGGCATATCAACCTCTTTAATTATCAGAGGTAAATTAGAATAAAGATTATTAATCATCATTATTCTAAGTTTTACACCACCATTTACAGCGTAACGAGTCCTTAGCTCAAATTTTGCTTTTATTCTTATTGTGCCAATAAAACCGGGTGAGCGATAGAAGTATTTATTTTGAAAAATATTTGCAAATACTTCTGGTGAACCACCGGTATAATTATGGCCGGGATCTGAATATATATGAGAAAACGGCAATATTATTTTTTTATTGTCATTGTACTCCATCATCATTAATGTACTTTCCGTTGTCGATACAACCTCAAGTGATCTTCTTGCATTATTATTTTGAACATTTCCATAATCTTCACGGAGCAAGTACATTATCAAACGGCGACCGAAATCACTCTCAAGTAATGTAGATGTGAAAGCCATCCCACAAGCAGCGAATCCTTTTCTTAATAGATATAATAATGAAACAAAGGGTCTCATGTCATGCGTCCATAAAGAATTTTGAACAAGATTTATATTATTTGGATTATTTGTTAACTGCCCCCAATTGACATGCGGCAGCCGTATTGGTGACCCCCCATCCACATACGCGCCCACATTATTCGTTGATGCAATATTCGCTGCGGTGAAAGAGAAGATATCAAAGGGGATAGCATTCAATTTCAACATTTCCGCTTTGATTAGCCAATATGAATTCCCGAGCTTTAATTCAGCCGTATATGTCTGTTCATCTGAAGATACGACAAATAAATCTGTAAAAGGTAGTGTCATGTCACCCAAGTAGGCGACCACCTTACAAGCCTTACCCGCATATTCGCCGGATTGACCGTTTATAAATGGTTCTAAAGCCCGTCTATTACGTGGCGTTCTCTTTAGTGTCAACCCTATTGCCGACGGTATCTCTAATTTATCTGCTAAAAAATTGTTAACCTTTTCCGTTAATCTTAATTGTTCAGGGTCAACATCAAGAAAGTATTTACCGTTTGAGTCAACAAATTGTCCGGTGATGAATGTGTATATTAATTCTACTTCAATCATAATATCCCTATTGCTGCATTTACCGGATTTGCGACATTGCCGGACAACTTAATCCGCATGTTTATACCTTCTTTTATCATCCCCGATTCTGTAACTTTAAATTTTATAAACTTGTTATTGTAAACTAACAAGTATGAGCTACTACCGAGAAACCCTTCAATAGTTCGGACAGCATCGGGTGACATAATAGTCTTTAATTCAAAATCGTACTTTGTATATCCTTTTACATTAGCCAAGTTATTACCGCCGTGTGTGTTATACTTTGTCTGACCCCAATCAGCAATCCCACCTCTATGGGTTTTAATTTCATCTTTTTGAACATCCATACCAATATTTACCTCTTTGAATGTCATTGCTGTATAACCTCCGAGCGGATCTAAATAAAGCACTTGATACGGATATTCATTAAGTCCGCAATTTTTAAACCGATATGTATAGACTAAATCTCCGTCCGTTTGAAAAGTAACGGTGTAATAAGGGAGTGATGATAAGGCAGGAAAATGGGCTGCCCCAATGGGAAAGATGTTTACTTTATTAGCTACACCGGTCATTGTCGATATCACTGTGTTTGCCGGGTTCTTAATAGTCACCGTTGCTGCTCCGTACCCATACAACCAATCAACACTTGTTGCATTGTACATTGATACCGGCAATTTTGGTGACATGAGAAAAACGGAAGGTATTGTTTGAAACTCTTTGTAATTCAAAAGACATGAGTTGATAATATCAATCGTTGCCGAGCTGCTTGGTAAAGGTAATCCGGTCGTTGCCCCTGTTGTAAAGTCGTGTGTTATCTCCCCATATTTAAGTTTTACCTTCATTATCCCTCCACCGTCTTGTAATGTGTTTGTAAGGATTGTGGGTAATAATGTTTTAATGTTGTAAAGCTCATTGGCGAATGATATGTTAGGATTTATGTTTACATTATTGGGTGATATCTCCCGAACATTTGTATATTCAGTGACCCCTGTTCCATCCGTCAATTGATATCCTATCGTTTTTTTGTTTACGAGTGGAGTACCTAAATCTGTTATTTCCATTTTCCACTGAATCAAATCATCCACTGTGATAGGTGAAGTTGGTGAAGATAGTATGTTAACTGACATTATCTTGTTGAATTATATTGTTGAATATTACGTCTTTCAATTAGTCTTGTTTTTTGTTCCTCCCCTGCGAGAACCCCATCCATTACGGCAATACGTGTTTCTTGTGCAACTATCCTCGCAAAGGTAATCATATCTGTATTATTAACCCTTGCAACCATCGGGTTACCTGTGTTAATAGATTGAGGCATTGCTGAGACGAACCCTCCATCCGCATATTTTGAACGGTGAAGAGCTTCGAAGAAAGGTCTATATTTTTGCGTCTTTTCCTTTGTGAAAACAAACTCCCCTTCATGCACGATTCCGGCAGGCTTGAAACCAGTTGAATCTGCTGGCATAATCCCCTTACCTGTATAACCGCCATCGGCAAAAGTAGCAGCCTTAATCTTAGCGATTTGAAAACCTGTCGTTGCACCAATCCCTATTGCTGCTATTGCTCCACCAATCGGACCGAGTGTGGCAAGTGCCTGAATTATCGCCAACGCTCCTGAGACTATTGCTTGTGCTATTTTTGCTTGTTTGTCTTGTTCAAAAGCTTCACGCTGTATTTTCTCAATTTTATCGCTCTTTTCTTTTTCAAGTGCCGCCTCTATTGTCGCATTCCCTTTCGCCTGTTCAAGCTTGTAATTATATTCCTTATCAATAGCGTTCAATGCATTCTTAGTTTCATTCTCTCGTGCTATCTGTTCAAGGTCAAAGATGCCATCTGCTATTATGTTAGCATAATCAAAAGATGCAGCCTTGATTTTTTCTTGATATTCAATTTCTTTTGCTAAGCGTTCCTCCCGAGCTTTGTCCCTCGCTTTTTCAATATCTGAAATGTCTTTGAGATTTTTTTGCTTGTATTTATCCAAAAAGTCAAATACCTTTTTTTCTCCTTTTTCAGAAACGACCTCTCCTATTTCATCCACTGCATCCCTGATAGGCAATTGAGGCAGTTGACCAGGTGTTTTTCTTTCACGTGTCGCAATTCGATTCTGCAGTAATTCAAGCGCCTCTTTCGCATCGTCTAATTTCTTTTTTGCCTCGTTTGATTTTTCGATAATAATTGTTAGTACTTTTGGGTCAACCTCCGTTTGCAACTTTGAAACTAAATCGTTATATCTTTTTTCTAAATCCTTTATGCTTCCGATCCTATAGTCCGGCGCACTTTTTTTACTGCCTGATTTTCTTGTTTGTGTCTTTGTTGACGTCGTTCCTTCATCATCCGGATTCCCCTTTATTGGTTGTTTAACATATTCACGACCGTTGGCGGTTATTTTATATGGGCGTCCATTCGCATCATAATATGTTCTGTTTCCACGTGCTTTTTCTGCATCCCGGATAACTTGCCGTGATGCTATTTTAAGTCTTTCTTCCCTTCCCTCTCTGTTCCCTCCGGAATATTTTAAGGCTTCCTTAAAAGTTAAATTCCCCTGCGCCCATTGTGACCATGCTTGAAAAGCATCTGCGGAATCTTTTAAAAAGTTTTTTGTAAAATTCTGTAAACCAGAACTTACAGCAAAGTCAGACATAGCATTTTTAAGCCGTTGCCATTGACCTGGGATATTATCCATCATCTCTCTTTGCTCATTGAGCAAACTATTTGTTTCGCCAATCGCAATATTACCGGTCTTGATTCTATCGTTTACGAGCTGTTGATTTCCTGCCCATTTGAAGAAAATCTCAGAAACTCCTGCCCCCTTGAGCCCGAGTTCACCTAACAAGGTGATTAATTCAGTTGCTGACCCGCCAGATTTTGATACCAATTTAGATATTACAAGGTTTATAGCTTCAATAGGGGATGTGTCTAATAATTTGTGTAATTCATCTTTTGCCACTCCGGTAACCTTTGCGAACTTATCTAAGTTTTCTCGCATGTTTTGATTTAGCTTAACAAAAGCCGTTCCCCCACGTTCCGCATTAATACCCATTTCGATTATTGCGCTTGATACGCCTAAAATGTCACCTTGTGTAAGTCCTATCGCCTTTCCGACGCCTCCTATTCGGGTAGCAACGTCCGCAATCTCTCCAGCCGATGCTGCGCCATTATTCGCCAGTTCATTGAGTGCATTACCGATAAATTGGAAGTTTTGAGCTAATTCCGTTCCGTCTGACGTCGCCCCAAAAAGGATGTTAGATAATTTTGCAACGGTATTTGTTGTCTCCTCAACGCCGCCACTAAATTCATCGCCTAAAGCAATATTTAAAACATTTACTGCTTCGGTAAACTTTAGTACTCCTTCTTCTCCAGTGACACCAAAACGACCGGCTTCAACGGATATCTTTAAAAGGTCCTGTAAAGTTGTGGAAGTATCAAGAGCCTTTAATCCATCTGTAAGACGTTCGACAGCGTCAGAATTGAGACCGGTCGTTTTTCTTACATTAGCCTGAATGCCATCAATTTCAGCATTCAAAGCGATTATTTGCTTCATAAGTGAAGTCGCTGCTACTCCAGCCGCTGCGACACCGCCCAATGCAAAAGCAGACATTCCACCACCTAACAGACCTCCAGATGCGTTACTTATAAACGTGTTTGCGACATTACCAACAGTTGGATAATTTCCGACGTTCCGTTGACTTCGACCTGTTGCACTTTCTAAACCTAATAAATTCTGATGCTGCTGTTGAATTCTATCTCTTAGTTCAATGCCTCGAGCGGCATTACGTTCAGCCTCTGAAAGTTTATCGTATTCAGACCTTAAATCGTTAAGAACATGACGTAACCCGATTATAGATTTCTTTTTTATTTCGTCGTTCCTGATAGCTTCCTGAACATCCAGCTTGCGTTGTGCTGCCACTCTTCTTATTTCCTCCCTTTCCTGACGCAATAAGTCTCTATTCCCTTGTTCCCATGCCTTTCTTTCTCTCGCCTGTTGAGCCGCATCAGACATATCTTTTTTTGTTGCCTTATTGCGATCCTCAATAGCTTTTTTTGTGTTGTTGATTGCGACGGTTAACTTGCTTTCCTCATCAGTAATCTTAGACATTCCTACATCGTTAATGTCTTTGATTTTCTTTTTTATTTCAGCAAGTTGTTTCTCAAGTGCATTTAAATCGCTCAATTGCGACTTTACACCGTCTATCTTTAAAGAAAATGAAAGTGTCTTAGTTGCCATAATTTGTCAAATTTAAAATCATTTCGTCAATAAAATTATCTATCCTTAACATAAATTCGTGTGATAATATATCGAAATTATTATTATTATCAATAACCTTTGTAACGAATCCTGTTCTTTCACCATTCTTTGAAAACCGACTTGACGCCTTAGTCGGCATGCCCTCTCTCTTATGTATCGTTGCCGTTGCAAATGCAAAACTTTTTGATTCTTTGTCGCTGTATCCCTTTGATAAAAAATAATTTATTAAGGCATCAATGTATTTACTTTTCTTTGCGCCGCTGCCCCGTCTGTATGGGATACGTGATGCAGAAACTCCATAATTGACTTTATTCCAATAATCATTCATAAAAAAATCTGATACAATAGTATCTGCTGCCTGATACGCCTTAAAGTCAATGCTATTAAGCAAACTACCTGTATTGTTGTGTCCCTGATCCTTTAGGTTTGTCTTTATATCTGATATTATCAGATCAGATATTGTCGATATTAATTCTTGTACATCAATCATAATTCTATTGTTATCCTATTAATGACAGAACCTATTAATTTATTCATCCCTCCGGAAAAGGATTCAATTGTTAAATCCGATAATGCTTTAGGCCACACTACATTTTTTAATATATTTGAAAAAGGATTAATTTCAAAATACATATCTTGATTATTGATAATATAATCTTGAGGCAAAAGCAAAGTATTACATTCTTCACATCCAATATTATTAAAAGCTCCTACGGTTGATAATTGTCTCAAAAAGTTTTGCAATAAAATGGACGTGTCATTCTCGATCTCAAATTGATTCCGTGAATCACATATTTTTTTAGAAGAGCAGTTACAAGCGCACACACCATTTTTATCGACATACGAATATTTATAATTGTCGTAATTTTCGGCAATGTAATCTAATACAGCTAAATGGAATGTTATTGAGTTGCTACATTCACCGCCGGCGATACCTTTAATATTTTGTGATTGTGGGATAATTGCAAGTAATGGATATTCAAATGACATGTTACCGGATGGATAACCTTCTTGATTCCATTTTTTCGAATAAAAGAAAGGTTTGTATTTTTCTATTACCGTTTTTTCGAGTTGTTCACGACTTGCTACCTGCCATTCATCTAAGACGGCAAATGTTTGTATTTGTTCACATCTGACTGTGGTTTTTTGTTGTGATAGTGCTAAAACATTGCGTATAGCTGAATATAATTCAATAAATCCAAACTGCATATTATTTTAGTCACAAAAGTACGATAAAGAAAAGGAAGGGGATAAATATAACAAAAATGCAGTATGTAATACAACCACATAGATAAGACAATATAGTCTGAAAAAACAAAATATGATGCACCTTTGTAACATGACAAAAAAGACATTATTGCGACTTGTTAACAACGGAGTGTTATTCGCTAACAGCGACCTGACATTTTTTGAATCTTTTTTTGATGATGATATCCAAATTGAATCACACGTAAAAAACGGTATAGCACATGTAAGGATTGACGATTTGCTTTATTTCGGTACTGAAAAAACATCAGTACAAAGCTATGCAGAATTATTTAAGGAATTACAAAAAGATGATTCTGTTCAAGGTGTTATCATAGAGATTGACAGCGGCGGTGGTCACGATTCAGCAAGTATGTACTTGGGGAATGTTATATCAGAATTAACGGCAGTAAAGCCTGTTGTTGCTTACGGTCACATGATAGCTTCTGGCGCTTATCTCATGTCAATAAATTGTAACCTTATAATTGCATCTAATATATTGAGTAAAATAGGTTCAATCGGTGCTTATGTCAGTCTTAGCAAGATAATGAAGGAATTTTATTCAGAATTTTTTGAAGATGTTTATGCCGAGCAGTCACCGGAAAAAAATGAAGAATTTAGGGAGTATGTAATAGATGGAGGTACTGAAAAATATCAAAAAATGGCAAATGAATCAGCAAGATCTTTTATCAGTGCAGTAAAAGAGAAAAGAGCATTTGTGAATGATGAAGTTTTTGCCGGAAAATTATACACAGCAGAAAACGCAAAAAGAGTAGGTTTGATTGATGGTATTGGAACGTTGGATTACGCAAAGAGCCGGATTATCTCTTTATTAAATAATTATTAAAAATGTAAAAAATGAAATTTGCAAAAAATTTTGTGAACGCATTAAACAACGCCTTAGGCTTTGCAGTAATAAAAGACGACGAGACTATCGACGAAGCTACCGCAAGGCTTGAGACAATGCCGACACACCAAAAAGATGATTCTGTAATAGATGAAATAAAAACATCTATTCAGACTACAGAGGCAACACTTTTAGAATTAAAAGAAAAAGTTACTGAAATAGTAACTGCTCGAAAAAATGACAACACTGAATTATTGATGATGATGTCAGACTTAAAAGCGGAAATTGACACGATTCAGAATGAAGTGACAGAGGTAAAAAAAGATTCTTTACCAAAGCCTATTGTCAACAATTCTATTGTTGGAACGACTGCGACAAACAATTTAACGAATGTAATTACCTTATCTAAGGGTAGATTTTCAAACAATTAAAATAATATAAATATGCCTATTAACACAATAGAAGTGCCTAAGCAGATAAACATTGACGGTGTCGGCACAGTTTCAGCTGGTATTAACTTTACCGGTGGATTATCCTTATCCGCAAACAGAGAGGCAGGGATTCAACTATTTATTAAAAGTGGTCTTCAATCAATCGGATTGTACAATGACCCTTTAAAATTATTCAGCGTATCAAACGATATAGTTTCCGGACGTGCGATGTTTATGAACATTATGGCAGCATCATTCGGATTACGCCCGGCAAACGGTTGTAATTGGGATCCGGCAGCTCGTGTGTTTATCGACAATGAAGGTATCAAGATGTATTCATTGACCTACCAATTTGAGCAATGTTATGATGAATTTATCGGCTCATGTTTGCGTCAATTGCTTGGCAAAGGTAACAGCATTCAAGATATATTAGCCACTGAAGATGGGCAAAGATTGTTGGAAACAGCGTTTGCTGCGGTGTATGAAGGAGCGTTAACGGACGGTGATATTATGGCATGGATTGCACGTCACCCACTTATAGCAACAGCATATAATAACGGTGTTAGCGGTATGGATGCTGATGAATTTGACCGTTTCTATGCGCAAAATGGTACTAACAGAGTTCCGGAAGGGTGGTTAGCGCAAATTGATAATGCCAGAATAAGCGGTATTCCAAATCTTAATGGCCACATCAATCCAATTGATGTTCACGGTAATGACTTTGTCGGAGACGGTATTGCAGTTCTTAACAATCTTAAATCTAATGCAACAAGCAAATTAAGAGTAGCTATTTCAAAGAACCCTGCTGACGGCGTCTATTTCGTATCACGTACTTTATTTGAAAGGATAAAAGTACAACTTGGGGACTCTTGTTGCTCCGATGAGCTTATTAAAGCAAAACTTTTAGGAGATAATGCTAATATAGGATGGACAAGGGAACACATTATGTATAACGGTCTATACGTTGTTCCGGTTGATGCTTGGGACGTCCTTAATGAGGCTACTGCGACAAACGCTGTTAGATCCTTGTTGACAGTAAAGGGGAACTTGGGTGCTGCCTTCGATGTAAGCAAAACAACCGGCGGATCTCCTGATATTGCTTTTGAGGCTGAACAGCGGCTCGGACCTGGAGACGGATTTATGGGCAAAGTCTACGGACATGCAAACTACGAACTTGGAATTGGTATCTTAAACAGGGATTATCTATCTTATGCATCTTATGTTAGTGCCTAATATTATTTAATTAAAAAAATGTAAAAAATGATAGCATGCGCATTCACAGAATACACTACGATCTGCACACGTGGGGCTGGTGGTGTTAAAAGGACAGCCGGAATCCCTCGTTCAAAGGTATCTTCAATAACCTTTACGTCAGGAGAGGTATCAGCGATAGCACTTGTAGCGAGCTTCCATTTCGCTCAAGTATTATGGGCTGATAATAACACAGCAACATTTACAGAGAGTGAGCCGACACGAGATAGCGACATTAAGACACAAGAAATGATAGCTAACTTGTACGGTGTTACCCAAGCTACAAAAGCATGGGCAGAACAGGCGGAGGCTTGTTGTGAAGGTTTGGTTTTAGTACATGAGATGAATGACGGTACTGTACGTATTCAAGGTATCGAATATTATGGGACTACAGCACCTATTTGGGGTTACACGCCCGGCAAAGCATTAATATTCACAGGGACAAATAACGGTACTTTGCAGACTAAGGCAATAACAACGGTTAAAGCTGAATCATTATCAATTTACCCAGCTCCATTCGTCGCAAGCTCCTTGACTTTCGACGCAATATTAGCACTGTAGTATTCTTTCATATCGGATCGGGTGGGTGAATTGATTCACCCACCTTTTTAAAAAAAAATAACATGAAATATAAAATTATCAAAAAAGTTGTACCCTCAAAATTCATTAACGAAAAAGGGAAAGTCGTAATTTTGTCAGAAAAGGATGAGACTGAACAGATAATAAAATCATCCTTATATCCGGATGGGACAAGGGTGTTGAAAGCGGCAACACAAGAAGATTTGAAGTATGCTTTTGAAAAATTGGGAATGACCGAATTTATTGAAGTTGCCGAAGAAGAAAAGCAAATTGATAATACGAAAAAATGATATTAACGACAATATCGGGCAAAAGAGTTATTAAAGGATTTGAATTAAACGACCCATTTCCGTTATTAGTTGAAGACAGTGCGGACATAATCAAGTTTTTTAAAAACTCTAAGATAGTACCTTACAGCTATACAGAGAGTGGGACTGGGAACTCATTGCGTCCGCTATTGTCTAAGATATCAAGATTGTCGCACACCCAAAATGCTTGTATAACAAAAAAAGTCGAATTAGGCTTTACAGGTTCTTTATCATTATATTATTCAGACTTGTATTCCGATTTTGATACAACTAAAAGTGTTGATTATAATAGATACAGGGAAGCAAGTCAGTATATAATGTATGGAAAAAGAGGTGTGTTGGATTATTTTCAGGACGTTGCAAGAAACTATCTTATATACGGTGAGTGTTTTGTCGAATTGTCGATTGTTAAGAGCGGCGATAAGTACATCCTTAACAACAGAATAATGCCGACAGAGGGCAGTTATCTATATAAGGATAATGATATTTATTATACCTATTTGCCGACATTAAAAGAAAATTCTGATATTACTCTATATCCCTTTTATCCTAACTTTGTCGAAGTTGAAGGGAGGATGATATCTATCTTGCATATAAAGAATGGTAACTACTTGTATGGTGAGCCTGATTCATTTGGAAGCATATACAAGCAATATAATGAGGTTCAGTTATCTGTTTACAATAACAAGCAGACGGATAACAATTTTATGGGCGTCACTATCTTAGAGGTTGAGGGTGACAATCCTGAAACAGGTATATCAATATCGACGGAAAGTTACGATTATAAAAGTGGTGATACAGTAGTAAAAAAGGATGCTGGTGTTGCATCCCGATTTGTTGATGCTACAACAAACAAAGGTAAAGCACCGCAGAGCATTATTTACATGGAACGTCCAGCCGATTCAACGCCGATGAAAGTACATACAGTTGCACCGGTGACGAATGAGGGTTACTTTAAAACCCTTGCAGAGTTGAACAAAGATGCAATAATAATGAGTCATCGTTTATCCAGGCTGATACTTGGTTTTGAACAGGCAACAGGGTGGAACAAGGATGCTTTTAAAGATAATATATTAATAACAATGGAAACCGTTATCGCTTCTTTGCAAAAAAAGATTCTTGAGGCACATGATATTGTCGTTTCTGAAATTAATACAATGAACGGGTATGATGAATTAATCGGAGTAAACAGAAAGGTATTAAATCCGATCGTACAATTATTTAGCAACGAAAATATAGATTAATGTTTATATTGCCGGAAATGGTCGTTTTTATTGGAGGTGGTAAATTGAACTTCGAAACAAAATGGATAGGTAGTATCCTTGATAGTGAGGAATATGCTTTTTTTGAAGAGTATCTAAACGCCGATGTTTACGATTGTCTTGAATCAAAAATAAACGATTGGGGACAGGTTACAATGTGGGAGGCATGCAGAGATTATGCAATAGGTGATTATGTCCTATATAATGGGAGTGTGTATAAGTTTATCGGCGTTGACAGTACGAATGTCCCATTTAATGATTTGATAAATTGGGAATTGGCAAAAAGATTTGTCGATGATAATTTAAATAAATTATGGGAACGTCACTTACTAAGTGTCTTAGCAACAAAAATATATATGGCTGCTATTCCGGCAGCTACTTATCAAGTTAGTGCTGTAGGTGCAACGGCATTAACAGACACCAATGACGGATTAAGAGGGGTTACAAAGTCGGAGATATCTCTATTGCTGGATTCGTGGGGACAGAGACTGTTTAATAAGGTGCAGCACATGAAAAATTATATTAACAAAAATATTGATACGTTGCCTTGTTTTGATTATCTGACAGGGTGCGGCAATAGTGGTATCAGGAATGAAAAAAAAGGTTCTACAAAAATATATTTCTTATGAGCTTAGCTGAAAAATTAGGGGAACTATTAATACATGATACAGTGTCGGAGGATGAAGCAAATAGGAGGATAAAGATTTGCGAGGGGTGTGAGTTATTCGATGCTAAAACAAGACAATGTACAATTTGTTCGTGTTACATGGATAGCAAGGTCAAGGCAAAAAGACATATTGAATTAACAGAATTTAAAGTCGTCGATACACATTGCCCTAAAAACAAGTGGTAAACATTTTTTTAACATATAAATTATTGGATTATGATTTTGTACAGACAAGCGAACGGGAAGGGTAATGTAAACTCTTTAGTTCAGATTGCCAACGGTGTATGTTGCCCGGATAGTGGCGACGTATGTCAATTTACTGCATCGGTAACAAAAGCAACTGTAGGGGCTATTACAGCATTTAGCGTAAAAGACAAAGACGGTGTTACGGTGAAGACTACTGTGCCGGCTGCAACAAATGCAAGAACATTGCGAGAAAACCTTGTTACTGCAATTAATGCCGCTGGTGGACGATTGTTTAACGGTGGAATTACAATTGATGATGATGGCACGAATTACAACATTTCCGGCATCGGTGAAGTTGTTATCGTTAGCTATTCAAAGGGTGGTTCAGATACAACTTTCACAAAAAATTGTACTGATGCCTATCAATGTATCCATTCGTTCTACTTGTTTGACGGTGTTGCGGGAGCGAATAACTTGACAGTTGGCGGAACGACTACCTCATTAGGTGCTGTTACCTACCCTTCTACTACTGCCGCATCATTGAAAGCAACAGTAACTGGAATTGCCGGTGTTGTTGCTGCAAGTAGCGATGTTGTAGCAGATGCGCTAAGACGTGGTTATCTTGTTACGGTAGCAGTGGATAGCGAAGTCGGAGTATTCTTGAATGGCGAAAGTGCATTTGACATTTCTTGTAAACCTTTATTCACGACGTAATGATCTTATTTTATTGAGTTTATTGTAAGGGGAGAGTTTCTTTCTCTCCCTTTTTATTACCTTCAAAGATGATAAACATAACGTGTAATAATAAAGAGGTCAGAACTGGAACATGTGCAGATGTAGGGGATAGTAATGTTGTCGCATATATCTCTTTTTTTGATACAACAAACAATACAGAAAGGAAACTTTATCAACCGGTTTACGGCGACTTCAAAACAAGTACTGCTTATCTGTTCGACCTATCTGGTAACAGCATAACTTTAACTTATGCGGATAGTAACAAGACAAGAGCTGAACTTGAGGACTTACTTGTCGATTGTTGTGGGTGTGTTGGAGGCGATGGCACTGTAACGAGTTTTTCGGCCGGTAATTTATCCCCTTTATTTACCACAAATGTTGCTACTCCTACAACGACGCCGGCACTATCATTCAATCTATCAAATTGCAACCAATATCAAGTGTTTGGGCGTGTTGCAGCTGGTACTGGCGCACCGTCTTATGTACCATTAAATCCTATTGCGTTCAATGGGTTGGCGATACCTAACCGGGAGGTGGTGTTTGGGACTGGCACAGGGATAACGAGTAATCCAAACTTAACTTTTGATGTCGCTACATATCGGTTAAGCATAGGAGTATTAACAGGGGCAGGAACACATTCGCTCAATGTAGGGATTAACAATACAACGTCATATCGATGTTTGACGGTAGGTGATAATATTAAGTTTGATGGGACACTCGGGTATCTATTAGGGGTTGGTTATGACATTAATTTGAATATGTCGGCTAACAGTGCGTATTCGTTGTTCGTTGGACAAAATATAAATGTTGCATCAACAGCAAGAGTTGCAAATAGTGATATAATAGGTTTTGGACATGCAATTAATGACACTGTACAATTATTATTTACAGTTATTTCGGGTCAAGGTAATTCAATAAATGGCTCGGGATATGTTCAATCTTGCGGCGTGGCAGGGTATAATAATACCTTTAATTCATCGGGTGGTATTGCTGCATCATTTGCATTCGGTCGTAATAACTCAATTAATCACAGCTATTCTTTAGCGATGGGTTATGGTGTTGCAAGTACAGCAAGTAATCAGGCTAATTTTGCATTCGCAAATGGATACAGATTCATGGCGGACGGTACAACACAATGGATGGCGATAGCTAATACAGGGTACGTAACAATAAACAATATCCCAACTGCTGCAAGTGCAACGGATATTCTTGTTTCAAATGGAGGCGTTGTAAGTACAAGGACAGTAGCATCGTTGGGAATACCGGTCATAACGCCGGCAGCGTTGACAAAAACAGATGATACAAATGTTACAATAAGTTTAGGAGGCACTCCGGCAACGGCATTGTTGCAAGGCGTTTCCTTAACCATGGGGTGGGCTGGAGTGTTGGCAATAACAAGAGGTGGAACCGGGTTAGGGTCTTTAGGAACGGCAAATCAATTATTAAGGGTCAATTCGGGTGAAACAGCATTAGAATACTTTACACCGACATGGACGTCTAATACCGGTACGGTTACAAGTGTAGCAGCGACAATGGCAGGGAATGCGGCAACTGTAACAGGTTCGCCGATAACTACATCCGGAACACTCGCCTTTTCTTGGTTAGGTTCGATATATCAATATGTTAGAGGGGATGGAACATTAGCATACTTGCCGGCTTCGGCAAATTATTTGACCGACTTGTTGGACGTAACAATAACATCACCGGGAACAGGGCAGTTATTAAGGTACAACGGTACAGAATGGGTAAACTGGACGCCCAATTTCTTAACCTCAAATCAGACAATAACACTATCAGGCGACGTAACAGGAAGCGGTGCGACTTCTATCACAACTACAATAGGTGCAAATGCTGTAACGACGTCTAAGATAGCGAATACGGCCGTCACTTTTGCGAAGTTTCAAAACATAAACACAAACAGGCTTTTAGGTCGAAGTTCAGCCGGTTCGGGCAGCGTTGAAGAAATAAGCATCGGTACTGGGTTGTCATTATCAGGTGGTACATTATCAGCTTCGGGGGGAGGTGGTTCAGCGGTTTGGAAAGTTCAAGGAGGCAGCACGGATGCAACGACTAATACTCAAAATATTTACCACAATGCGAATGTGTGGTTAGGTGATGGCAGCGGTTCATCAAGCAGTTACAGGCTACAAGTAAGCGGTACATCATACTTAACAGGTTCGGTTACATTAAACAATATAACGACGATACAGGCGTGGAACAATGCGGCTTCACAACAGTTGAAGATAGCGCAATTAGATTCGTCAAACGTATTCAATTATGCGGAAAATTATCTAAAAATAGTCGGTGCAGGTGGCAACGCCGGAGATATTACGATATCGGCTTATCCACACACGAGAAAGGACACAATATCAGCTTATCCACGTAATGTTTTGGTCACAAACAGTTCAGGAAACCTATTGAGTTTGCCGGGCGAATGTTACAAGAATGACAATGTTAATACAACATTGTCAAGCGATGAAAGTCATTCGGCTGATTCAACGTGGAGAACGGTAACGTGGGACACGGTTAATACACCGGCGTGGTCGCAATATGGTGTAGATCCGACTTCGGGCAATATGAAGATGAAACTTCCTACGTCCACCTATGAATATGGTACACATCTGATATTAGTAACCCTTAATTATACAGGTGGTACAGCTTCGGAAGTGAATGCGGAGATCCGAGTAAATGGGTCAACAGTGATTGGGTCAGCTACAACGAATGCTACGGCCTCAAAGAATACTTTAACTTTCTTCACAGTAATAGATAACAATGCGACTTATCAAGGTTTGGTTGTGTCTCTGCATCTAAGGATAGCGAGCGGGACCGGGAGTATTACTTTGAAGGAAGGGAGTAAGATGGTGATGATAGCGGCAGGCGCACCATTACCGGCATAAATTATAAATATTAAATATGTATATTTGTGAAAAAAAAGACATGAAAATAAAAACAAAAGAGGTACAGAGAATTTACAACCTACTAAACATGAATTTTGATAAGGTTGAGGATTTTGATATAGCTGTAAAACTCAAAGAGATAATGAATGTACTTGAAAGTAAGAATGAGATCATTAACATAGCATTGGCAGCGATAGACCGGAAACATGCGAAAAGGGACAAAGCTAACAATATTATAAAAGAAAAAAGAATAATTCCACAATATGACGGTACAAAGATTATTGAAAGTTTTGAAATGGCTACAATACATAAGGATGAAGAAGGATTTGAAAGTGAAATGAACGCTAAAATGAATGAATTGCAAGACGTTGATATTGTACCTATTGTAATAGATAGCAAAGAAGATGCGTTGTCGATATTTGGTGAAAACTCATTAAGGTTAGTTATAGAATTTAACGGAATAATAATAAATATTAAATGAAAGCATTAAAAAAGAAAATCGAAGTTCAACAAGGTAATAATGAAGCGTATGGCGTAGTAACATATTTGCCGGGCAAAACATATATAAGTACTGTGTTTGCATATTTGGATTATAATTCTAAAATAGCAAACATTAACATTGTCTTTACTGACAAAGATGGTCAAATTGTTAATCATCCTCAAGTCAAAACACTATCTATTGAAAAAGATAGGGCTTGGATTAATGGAGAAGCGGACGAAACAATAAAATTCGACAATGTAATATCGGAACTGGTTGGCGAAATAACCGACAATGGTTGGAACTTATTGAAGCGCATAAAGATATATGATGAATATTTATTAAGTGAATATTTGTAATGAATACTAAATTAGAAAATGTAACACTCATTGAGGATTATAACGGTTGGATAACCGGTAGCGACGGTGTATCAAGGCGTATTGATGGGCTGCATATAGTGGCAAACAGTATTGATTATTATATTAATCCGATTTTTTTTAGCATCAAAGACGGTGTGTTATACGTAAAGGATAAGTGTAGTTGCTATACTATTAAAATAAGCGATACGACATATACCGAAAGCGAGTTGAAACACATGCTATTGAATGTCTATATGTTATCAATTAAGTGGTCGGATCTGGTTTCATTGCGAGATAGTAATATGTTAATAGCAGGGCAACAGTACCGGATAACGGATTACACATGTACGACTGTTCAGGGCGATTCAAGGAGCGAGGGCAACGATTTTGACATTATTGTTGTAGCGGATTCTAATAATAAGCTGAATGAGGCAGCAAGGGCAATAAGGAGGGGCGGAGATACTTATTTTCCGTCCGATACACTTTTTGAGGCGTGGGAACTAAAGTACTGTATCGACAATGATACTGATAGATTCGCTTGGGCTGATTCTGTTAACGGAAAGGGGGTTATCTATTATCTTAAAGATGAATGGAGCAATGAAGCAGCGTATGATTTCAAATCTATAACTTTTTGCAATTTGAATACGGCAGGTGTAGCTACTTATAATAATTTGCCGAATGACGGTTCACAATATTATTACACATTCAATCTTATCAATACTGCAAGGAATAACGGAGATTATGCAACGTGTATGAGCTTAGACGCTTCTATATATAACAATGTTAATATATCAAATTCAGCGGGTCAAATAAGCGGAGTTCACAATCTCAAAATCGGGGCATACAGAGACGAAAACAAGAGAAAGTTAAATAAGATAGTGTTATTTGTCGTAATGGCTTATGGCGATGGCAGTTATGGCATTACGATAGGAGATTCAGGGTATGATATTGTTTTTGGTCATACATCGAAGTCAATTAGGATGGGCAACGGATTCTACTCAATGACATTTGGGAATTATTGCGACTCAATGACCTATGGGAATTTTTGCTACTCAATGACATTTGGGGATTATTGTAACGCAATGACCTTTGGGGATTATTGTAAAAGGATTAATTTTGGGGAAGGATGCGACTCAATGACATTTGGGAATTATTGCTACTCAATGAGATTTGGGGATTATTGTAACGCAATGACATTTGGGAATTATTGCGACTCAATGACCTTGGGGGATGGATGCTACTCAATGACATTTGGGAATCTTTGCAATAATTTAACGCTCCCAGATAACAGCACATTCGGCACAATAAATGTTTTAGGTGCTGTAACAGGAGGCGGTTCGGGAATGGATTTAGCGGATAATGACCCTACATTATTTCAAACGTGGTTAGGCGCAGGGAATGAATCAAATATTATTGAAATACGACAAGTCAAAAAAACAGGGGCAGAATCGACGTGGAAGTACATAGCGCAATACATTGACCAAAATGGCGTATTGCAAACAAAAACAAAAACAGGAACAGCAGGAACATGGGTTTAAACAAACATACTATGAAAAAAATAATATCTTATTTGCCGGTAATAATAGGCTTTATTGTCTTTCTAATTGCGGATTATATCACTAAAGATATGCCGATATTCGTCAATAACGATTTTATGGCGTTATGTTATATATTGCCAATAATGATATCGGTAATATTTTTCTACATTCTCAAAGAAAAAGAATGACGGCAATAGTAATCATATACATAATATTTATAATATTTAGTGCGAAGATTGATGCTGAACACATAAACAGGCAGCAGTACTTTAGCGACCATTTTAGCCGTTTTGTGCTTCGATTTGTGGTAACATTAGGTATGAGTTCAGGAGTATTGGAGTTCGTTCTCCTATCGTCTTTATTTTGGGTAATTTTCGATATTACATTAAACTACTTCACAGGTAACAAATTGCTTTATGTTGGAAAAACTGCATGGATAGATAAACAGTTCAACAAGATACCGATTGTCTATTTCTTATTAAAATTAATCGTATTGACAATATCTGTTATATGTTACATCTAAAATCATTGATCATAAAATATCCTACATTGATAAACTTATCAGCTACGATAATTACAAGCCTACTTGCATATATGCAGATTATTATTGTAGATAATATTAATATGTTTGTTGCAATATTTTGGGTGGTTTTACTTGACTTCATTTTTGGCGCAATACTTGCAATAAAGAGGCATGAGTTTAAGACGAAAAAGGCTATGAAAATAGTATATTATTTGTCAACTTATTGGGCAATACTATTTGTCGTCCTTTCAATAGAAAAGGCGCATCCTGCCGCATATTGGGCGAGCGAAGGGATCGTATTACCGATACTCATATTTCAAATTATATCCGCCCTAAAGAATGCAACCGAAATCGGACTAATACCGAATGGGTTGTTAAAAGAATTACTCAAAAGCATTGATAAACACAAAAACAGAGTAATTGAAGATACCGGGAATATATTAACAAATGCAAGCGATAATTATGGACAAGATATCAATAGAACGGATTCAGACACTACATCCGTCGATAAGAAAGAAAGCTGAACAAGACTATCTTGCAGCGAACAAATTATTACCGCACGGTGTTCGACTTAGGATAACACAGGCTCTTAGAACGTGGGATGAACAAACAGCGTTGTATGCACAAGGGAGAACAAAAAAAGGAATAATCGTTACAAAAGCGAAGGCCGGGGATAGTTGGCATAATTACGGACTTGCAATAGATATCGTGATTATCTTAGACACCAATAACGACGGACTGTTTGAAACAGCTTCATTCAAAATTGATAAATATTGGATGATAGTAACTAACTATCTTAAATCAAAAGGTTGGAATTGGGGCGGTGATTGGAAAACATTTAAAGACTATCCTCATTTTGAAATAACACACGGATTCAGTCTATCAGAAGCAAGGCGGCGATACATGCAACGCAAAATCATTCCGAACACTCAATACATAACACTATGACAAACGAACAAAAATCAATCCTTTCAATTCGCATAGTAGCGGCAATAATGACTGTTTTATTAGGTATCGGAATAGGTTATCTTATTTGGCACGATAAACCGGTGCAAATCGTTAATAAGGTTGATAAAGTAAAAGTTGATAGTTTGCAAAATGTCATTAACACTCTTACATTACAGCTCAATAACATCAAAGAATACAAAGTAAAAGAAAAGATAATCTACAAAACTCAAATAGTAAAAGAAAAAGAAAAGATTTATCAGGCACTTGACACAGCAGCAAGGGTCAATGTATTTCAAAAGTGGGTTGTTGATTCAAGCGGAATAGCCTACAAACCTACACAAGTCAGCGATACAAGCATTGCGATAGAACTAAAACAAATGGATTACCTTACATTACAGCAATACCGATATCAAAACACTCAAGAACTTCTTCAGATATACAAGATAGGGTACTACAACAAAGATAGCGTTAACACATTACAGAAAAACATCATTGATACCTATACTCAATTGAACAATAGCAAGGATGCTATCATAAGCGCTCAAATCAATGAATACAACACTATGCAGCAGCAAATCAAACAAATCAACAAAGATCTAAAAAGGGAGCGTAACAAAACAATAATAACCGGTGTTGCAGGTGGATTAATTGCCGGCGCTATTACTATTCTTTATATAACAAAATAAAAAAAGGGCTGCATCGCTGCAGCCCTTCTAAATAAAGTGTGTGCAAGTGCTACATTCGTGCATTTAATCAACATTTGTGGTTAAATTCGTAAAAGCAAAAAGCCCAGATCACATTTTAAAAATAGTTATCAAGGTTCGTATTGATTTGCTTCAAATCTTCTTTGTGCTTGTTGTTTTTGTCAGCATAAGTCATTTTTGCCATAATAGCATAATTCACATTTTGAACGCAAATTTTACGACCAAGAAATTCAATCTTTGAATGCTGCATTTCTTCATCAGATACTTTAAAGCAACAAGTTTTTACACCTGCTATTTTTGCTCCAGTTCTTTGAATTTCTACACCATTTACATTCGTAACTGTGTCTGATAATATTTGCCCATCATTTACAATTGATAAAAAACCATTTTTTGTAAGGTTTTCATTCAAGTGAAAAAATAAATCAATATCAGACACCTTTCTGTTAATCAATCCAACAGCATTTAAAGCTATTGAGCCACCAAAAACAGCGTTTGGTGTGTGTTTAATTATCAGGTCTATCGCATTTAAGATTTCAGCTGATAATACTTCTTTGCTTTCTAAATTATTTGTCATCGCTTTTTTCTTTTTGTTTTTCTGTTTAGTGTTCCAATTGGGCATCCTGCTAAATAAGTCGGCACTTCATATAACAGCGGTTTGGCGAAATAGCCCTCCACCGCCAAACAAATCATAAAATTTTTCACTATTGTGACGGTTGAATATCACATCAACAATCCTATGAGCCAACTTTCTCTTTGAACCCATGTATGGTATCCCTTCCATTATTTTAACAATTTTTCAATCTCATTTTCTAAGCTTGTCTTGCAATATTGCAATATTCTTACCTTCTCTAATTCTTCTTCGCTTTTGCGAGGCGCACCTTTAACCCATGATGATAGATTAATCGTGGAGAATCCTAATCCACCTGCCTCTACACAGTAATCATACCACTCCAATAAGTCTTTTTTGATAACCTCATTTTCAACGCAAAATATAATATCATCTAAAGAAAAGTAATAATCATCAACGCAAACAATCGTTCCAACTTGACCTCCAACCCAATAATAAGGGTCATAATAAAATTCATATACTTTACAAAAGTTTTGTAAATAATCATTACAAGCTTTCTCGTAATTTCTTTTTAAATTCTCTTTCTTCATCTAAATACTATCTATTTCCATAGTTATATTATAATTTAATCGTTTTATTGCGTATATACAGTTGTTGTACGCAACCTTAAAACAGCTTCGGTGCATAATTCAACCTTTGATTAATAATATCTACATATTGACTTTCTGTTTCAAAGACAATACAGTTTCTTTTTAATTCTTGACAAGCGACAATTTCAGAACCGCTACCGCCAAAAGGAATTAATACATTATCGTTTTCGTTGCTACTTGCTTTTACAATCCTTTGGCAAATATTCTGTGGCTTTTGTGTTGGGTGTCCATATCTTACTTTATCGGGTGTAAAATCCCATACATCTGTAGTTCCAGTTGGTAAGTTAAAAGTATATCTTATGCTTTCAAACTCTGCAAGTAGTTCTTCGTATGGTTTCTGAAAATGACCTGTTTTTTGGAACGCTTCGTAATGTTCCTTTTTAGGGAATATCCAAGCAGTATTGCCAAAATATCTCAAACCACCTGCACCAATCTTTAATCCCATAAGTTCTCTAAATCCATCACTAACAAAACCATCCTTTTTTGCTTTTGCTTTTTCCTGTTGCAAATATTCTCTTATCGGTTTATATATCTCATTAGCATTTTCATTGTTTTGGAATGAAATATTTTGATTTACATAAAAAAGCAAATATTCACTTGCGGTTGGGTACATTCTTAATTTATCACTTGTCCTCCCTGCAATGCTTTTCAAGCCTTTATCAAGTGTAATATTTTGTCTAAAATTCAACTGCTTATCAAATAACAATACTTTTTGTTTGCTTAAAATATCAAAGTTCCCATAGCAATAAAATGAACCTGTATCTTTCAAAACTCTTACACATTCATTAAACCAAAGTTTGCACCATTCTAAATATTCTTCTTCTGTTTTCCATTGCTTATCCCATTTTTCATTTATCGCTTTGTAATATGGTGGGTCTGCAATTATTAAGTCTTGACTTTTATCTTCAATCCCCTTAAATCCTTCCAAAACATCAACATTGCGAACAGACAAAAAAGGCTGCGTACAACATCGGTTTGGCAAAATGGGGGCATCTGTAATTCTATTGAACATTTGTACTTTTATTAACTTTTGTAATTCTAATCGGCTTTTGTGGGTTAAATTCCCCCACTTCGCCAAGCCGTAGGCGTTGTGCGTAATTTTAGTAACCCCGCAACTGTTTGGCAAGTTTTGATAAAACATCGTATATCTCACAATTTGGATTTACGATAGAAATCACCAAATCTTCATCATCGTTTAAATCAATCCGTATGTTTTTTTTACTAAACTCTAATGTGATGACATCTTTGTATGGCTTTTCATTATTGCCAGTTAACGGCTCTGAACAGTCATTGTACCAATGCTCATTGTCGTCAGTTAGTAATATTGTGCTTTTTGAACTCATAATAAAAACTACGCCCAACATTATATTGGCAAAAGCGGGGCTGATGTGCTAAAACCAACAGAAGTACACTTATTAAACTTTTGAATTGACATCGGCAGTAGTACTTCAATTCCCTGCCTTCGCCAATACTTTCTCCGTTGCACGCTATTTGGCAGCGTCTCTAATATCGCCGGTTGACAGGACAAAGTCTTTACGGATGGTACATTTTTCATTCTCAAAAGGCTCTGAAAAATCGTACCTATCCAGGGTGAATTTTGAAACGCCTAAATCTTTATTATCCAAAAAAATAGCAGCAAGCGAACCATAATATTTGTGTTCGCCTGTTGCTTTAATTGTTAAGTGAAATAATCTGCGTTTCATTAGTTAGTGTTCTTTGTACTATTTATTCTTGAATTCTTATACAAATCTTGTCCAGGTCGTGCAGGAGTTTTATCATCAAACATTTCTGCATCAATAAGAAACTGCACGCCGTTCCATTTAACTTGATACATAAATCTATCTTTTAAATCTTTTGGGTGTTTTTTATTGTAATCGCTTTCATATCCTTCAGAAAGGATCTCAACTAATGAACCGGCAGGGATAACCATTTTTTCAATTTCTTTTGCCTGCTCAAGATTGTTTAAAATTTGCTTTTTTGTTATTTCGTCTGACCAGTGTTTGTTTGTTTTATCATTCAACGACTGTAGATGAGAAAGGCTGAAAGCCGGTGTGTAGTCTTTTAAAATTTTCTTTTTCATAATATTACATATTTAAATAGTCAGCAGGATTAACAGGAAAACCTTTAGCAGCATCTTTTCTCATTTGATTAGGCATCCAGTTTTCAGTATCGCTGTTATATTTTTTATTTGCAGCGACTGGTTTAATTTGATTTTCATAAACGCAACCCCAAATATTTTTACCATGAAATTGAGATGAAATTTCTAAAGCAGCTTTCAATTCTTCTGTATCCATGTTTTCTAAAGTTCCTTTCGGTTGATAATAATTTCCAGATTTGTAATAGCAGCCTTGATTTTTACACCCTTCAAAACTTACATAAATTCTAAATTCGCCTTTTGGGCTTTTCCATGTGTTGATTTTTGTTATTTTTCTCATGTTGTTTGCTTTTGTGATACAAATATAAGCAGCTTATTTGTATTCAACAAATATTTTTACAATTTTTTTTCATTATTTTGTAATTTTAACAAACTTTAACAAATAAACAGCGTGCAACAAGGTATTAGCAATATGGCTACCCCCGACTAATCGGCAGTAACATTTTCCATTTCTGAAATGTATTTTTCCCAACCATTTTTATGGGCATATAAAACGTGATTTGTTGAAACCTGCATCATTGCACCAGAGGCACCATTGCTTATTGCTTCATTCATTGCAGATTGCATATCTTTCATATCATCGTTTTCATTTGTTGTTAACCCATAAACATTTTTAAATTGGTCGAATGTTGGGTTGGCTTCTTTGTGTTTGTCGAGCCATTCCATCCCTGTTTGAACCATTTTTCGGCAGGCATCTTCATAACCGCCTCCAAAACCTGAAACTTCTCTACATTTTTCTGTATACTGATACTTTGACATTTTGCTTGTGTTTTTTAAATTTTATACCCTTGTAAATTAACCGCCACTTCTGCTAACAATTGCTGCAATAGCGGCTT